AGGATTTACATATACTGCCCCATCATCACCATCATGCCCTCATGCTATGAATCAAGTTAGGAGGGGAGTTCGCAGGCAGTTGATAGATAAGGGCATTCGTTCGTAAACAGCAGTGGGGGGTGATTGCCCCCCTTATGTTATGCGTTGCCGTGCCCCGTATATAAAACCCCCTCACTACCCTAAGCTATAAACGACCCAAAGTCCGACCTCGATAACACTCTAATAAAAAAAATTTTTCATATATAAAAAATGGTACAAGGATTCAAAGATATGCAAAAAAATCCGCAAGAAAATTTTACGACTATAGAGATCGATCCAGTAAGTGGGGAACATATTATTACGATACCGGAATGGATATGTGATGAGAAGGGGTGGTACGAGGGAACAGAAGTAAATATCGAGGTAGAGAGTGATTGTATTATTATTAAGGATCTCGAAGAGTCATGAGGTTTGCAGAACCGAGATCTTGACGGTGTATAGATATAGTGTTATGATAGTGACGTAGTTCATTTACAGTTATGGCTAAAGGATTTACAGTAAAAGCAAAGACACCCAAAGCATCTGAGAGTGGTCCAGAATGGGACTATGCGAAGGCAAAAGAAATGGTAAAAGGCAAGTCCATTGTCTTTTGTTTACCAGGTAGAGGAGTATCTTATACGTATCTCAAAAACTTTGTACAACTTTGTTTTGATTTAGTGCAGGCAGGTGCCAGCATCCAAATTTCGCAAGATTATTCATCAATGGTAAATTTTGCCAGATGTAAGTGTTTAGGTGCGAATGTACTGCGAGGACCGGATCAAATTCCATGGGATGGAAAGTTAAATTATGATTATCAGTTGTGGATTGATAGTGACATTGTGTTTAGCACAGAGAAGTTCTGGCAATTGGTATTAATGGATCAGGATATTGCAAGTGGGTGGTATATGACAGAAGATGGTAAGACAACTTCAGTTGCACATTGGATGGAAGAGGATGATTTCCGTAATAATGGTGGAGTCATGAATCATGAAACCGGGGAGAGTATTTCGAAGCGTCGTAAACCGTTTACTGTAGATTATGCAGGATTTGGATGGTTACTGATTAAGCACGGAGTATTTGAGAATTCTGAGATGAAGTATCCATGGTTTGCTCCAAAGATGCAAGTTTTTGAGTCAGGAGAGGTACAGGATATGTGTGGAGAGGATGTATCATTCTGTCTCGACGCTATCGAAGCAGGATTTAAGATTTGGTGTGATCCTCGGATTCGTGTTGGGCATGAGAAAACAAGAGTTATCTGATGAGTCTGACAGAATATACAATTCTCCATAAAGGGAAAGTATTATACAAGAACTTGACTGAAGAAGAATATTTTGATAAGATGGAGGATCTTTCGATAGAGTATTATCAGAAAGGTTTTCCAAGACCACAAGATTTAGAGACAAAAATTACAAAGTATTAAAGAGTTATTATGGCAGTACGTTCAAAGGTTGGATTAAGTGGTAATGGTTTTATAGAAGGAAAACCGAAGAAAACTCGTCAAGGGAGTGGAAAGCACACGAAGTATGCCGCGACTTCTCGTAATGGAAAGCGTAAAGTGTATCGTGGACAAGGACGGGGTTGATATATAGGTGTAGTTTTATTGACACTATATGGCATGTTTGATTGCAAATCTTCCGTCACAAGAAGTATGGGTTCGTAAGGAATACCTAACCGATCATCAAAGTGGACATGGTGAATTTGTAAAGGGCGTCTGGGTATCGGTTAAATCGATTCCTGGACGTGCTTTTTATTTTGAGACCTATCTACCAGAATATGCGGCAATGTATGATAAATTGCCTATCAGTGCCTTTGTAGCAGACCCTGAGACCCCAAGTCCGGACATGAACCTACCAAACCTACAGTTTTGGAATTGTATGGACTATGGGGTCGTATCGGTAGATAAGAAATTTATTGGTTCAATGGACTTTGAATGTTATACACGGGACTTTGGTAATGTAAAAGGTACATATATTTGTACCATTGATAACTATCATCATGATCCGGACTATGTTGATTGGGCTACTAGTGAAAATCCTGCTGAACATAAGTCTCATAATCTGATTGAACTTGAGAATGGGCAGTATGCACTGTATCCAAACAATAGATTACGTATTTTTGATAATAGTTTGACACCTGTTGACCCTAAAATGCCTGATTTTAAGGTTTCGACTCAATATTATCAGGTTGAGAATGGAAATGATAGACTTGGAATGGGTCGTGAGGATGAATATTTCTGGAAAACGGCAAAAGAACGTGAAAATTCATCTGAAGAGGATGAAAAATAAATAAAATAGGGATAGGAACCCCTCAAAAAGTTCTATTCTAACAAAATAGGAGTAAAATGGGCAATTCACCAGTAGACAGAAATAAAAATTATATGAAAGAAGTGTGGGGAACGACAACTTTGGCAACAGATTACTGGTCATTACCCAAAAAAACGAATAATCCAGAAGAAAAAGTGCTTCAGGAGATTATGCACGATGATTTAAAGAAGGAACAAAACAATCTTGCAGAATAGGGTATAAATAGAGTCAGAAAACTCTAGTCAAAATGCCAAATCGGAAGATATCCAGAGTATTTAAGGATATTAGTTTATCATTTGTTCCACATCCCATCACTAAAGATCTACCTGTTCTTAAAAATGAAGCAGCTATTCGTAGATCTGTGAGAAATATTGTTTTAACAATACCTACTGAAAAGTTTTTTAACTCTTTATTTGGATCTGATGTAAGAGGAAGTCTGTTTGAGTTCATTGATTTTGGTACTGCATCAGTAATTAGTGATCAAATTGAGACTTCTATTGAAAATTTCGAATCAAGAGTCGATAATTTAGCAATAGAAGTAAGTCCTCTTCCACAAATTAATGCTTTTGATGTTAAAGTCATCTTTGATATTGTGGGACAAGAGTTTCCAACACAAGAATATTCATTCCTATTAGAGGCAACAAGATAATATGCCTTTTACAAAGTTTACAAATCTGGATTTTGACCAGATAAGAGAATCGATTAAAGACTATCTTCGTGCAAATTCTGATTTTTCAGGATTTGATTTTGATGGATCCAATTTTTCAATATTAATCGATACTCTTGCATATAACACATATATAACTGCATTCAACTCAAACATGATTGTGAATGAGTCCTTCTTGGACTCTGCAACCGTTCGTGAGAACGTTGTATCTCTTGCAAGGAACATTGGATATTTGCCTCGATCTAGAACTGCTGCAAGAGCAATTGTGAGCTTTACAGTAGATGTTGAAGACACACAAACAGCAACGATAAATTTGAAGAGAGGTTTATGTTTTGTTGGAAATGTAAGTAATACTTCTGAAGTATTTTCAATATTAGAGAATGTACAAAGAACTACGGAAAATATTGATTTCGAACAAAACTTAAACACTATAAGCGCAAGAAGATCAGTTTTTAATAATATTGAGATAATTCAAGGAACTTTTCTTACAAAAACATTTACCTTTGATGGATCTTTAGATCAAAGATTTATATTAGATAATCCATTTATTGATACTTCCACTATCAAAGTTTATATAAAAAAGGAAAATGAAACTAGTGATGGTATAGAATATTTTCAGTCAAACACTCTCAAAGACATAAACAAAGAATCTTTGGTTTACTTCTTACAAGAGATTCAAGATGAAAAATATGAAATTTTGTTTGGAGATGGTCTTATTGGTAGAAAGTTGCAAGAAGGAGAAATTATAACTGTAAATTATCTGGTAACAAATGGAAAAGATGGTAATGATGTATCAATTTTTGGATTTTCGGGAGTATTCACCGATGATCTTGGTAATGTTCTTATACCAAACTCATTTTCAGTAACCACAAATACCAAATCTCAGAATGGTGGGGAGATAGAATCCATAACCTCCATTAAAAACTATGCACCCTCTATATACGCTGCACAAAATAGAGCAGTAACATCTAGAGACTATGAATCTATAATCAAAACAATATATTCAGATACTGAATCAGTTTCTGTTATTGGTGGAGAAGAGTTAGACCCTCCTCAATTTGGAGTAGTTGAAATATCAATAAAACCAAAAAATGGTTTTTTTGTTTCTGATTTTAACAAGTCTTTAATTTTATCAGATTTAAAAAAATATTCAATATCTGGAATCAATCAAAAAATTATAGATTTAAAAATTTTATATATTGAATTGGATACTTTTGTTTACTATGATGATTCTAAAATTAGTTCTGCAGATTCATTAAAAACAAAAGTATCCAATTCACTGACAAATTATTCTGAAAAATCTGATGTAAATAAATTTGGTGGAAGATTTAAATACAGTAAAATTTTAAAAACAATTGATGATACAGAATCTTCAATAACCTCTAATATAACCAAAGTAGTCATAAGAAGAAATTTAGTTGCATTACTAAATCAACAAGTTCAATATGAACTTTGTTTTGGCAATCAATTCCATGTGAAGTCTGAAGGTAGGAATATAAAGTCCACAGGGTTTACTATAGCAGAAGAATCTGGTGTAGTATATTTTACAGACACTCCAAATGCAGATGGTAAAACTGGTATATTATCAGTTGTAAAAAATTCTAATGATGAAAATATAACAATTATTACTAAGGCAGTCGGAACAGTTGACTATGTAAAAGGTGAAGTTAACATAGGAACTATTAATATTACATCAACAGTAAAGCCAAATAATGTAATAGAAATTCAAGCGTTTCCAGAGTCAAATGATATTGTTGGATTGCGAGATCTTTATTTGAATTTTGACGTTTCAAAAAGTAAAATAAATATGGTAAAGGATGTTATATCTTCTGGTGATGAAATATCGGGCACAGTATTTGTCAGAGACTTCTATACATCTAGCTATTCAAATGGTACTTTAATTAGAGAGTAAAATGATAGAAACTGGATTTGAATCTAGAATCAAGATTCAAGACATAATTGATAGTCAATTACCAGAATTTGTTTTGGATGAAAGTCCAAAAACATCAGAATTTTTAAAGCAATATTATATTTCTCAAGAATTTCAGGGTGGACCTGTAGATATTGCAGAAAATTTGGATCAATATCTAAAACTTGATAATTTAAAACCAGAAGTTATTGTTGATAGTGCAATATTGTCATCATCGATAGATTCTGATGATACTACAATCAATGTATCAAGTACAAAAGGATTTCCAAATAGTTATGGTTTATTAAAAATTGATGATGAAATAATCACGTATACTGGAAGCACCACAACTAGTTTTACTGGATGTGTTCGTGGATTTAGTGGTATAAGCAAATATCATCAAGATTTAAATCAAGAAGAGTTACTCTTTTCTCAAACGTCTGCATCTTCTCATGATTCTGCCGCAAAGGTAGAAAATTTAAGTTCTTTATTTCTAAAAGAATTTTATTCTAAATTAAAATTTACTTTTGCTCCTGGATTTGAAGAAAGACAATTTGATAATAAAGTTGATATTGGCAATTTTATTAAATTAGCAAGATCATTCTATAACTCTAAAGGTACAGAAGATTCATTTAGAATTTTATTTAATGTTCTTTTTGGGGAGGATTCTAAGGTAATAAATTTAGAAGATTACTTATTAAAACCATCAGACGCCAATTATATCAGAAGAAAAACTGTTGTATCAGAAATTTTTTCTGGAGATCCTACTAAGTTGGTTGGACAAACAATTTATAAAACTGGAGATTCTGATACAAATGCATCCGTAACATCCGTAGAATCTTTTACTAGAAAAGAAAATCAATATTTTAAACTATCTCTTTTTGTTGGATTTGGCGAAAATTCTTTAATAAATGGATTGTTCAAGGTTACTCCAAACACAAAATCAATTGATAATGTTGCAATTGGGGGACAAGTAATAACTGTAGATTCTACAATTGGTTTTAGTACGTCTGGAATATTAAAAGTTGGAGATAACACAGTAACTTATGTTGATAAGAGTGTTAATCAATTTTTAGGTTGTTCTGGTATAGAAAATAGCATTAATAAAACCGAAAATTTATATTTGATTGATGATACTTATTATGGATATGAAGATGGAGACCTGTCCAAAAAAGTAGAGTTTAGACTGACGGGTGTATTGTCTGATTTTGTACAACAGTCTGATAATGTCATAGCTAAAGAAAATCAAATATTAACTGTAAAAAGTATAGGCGATAAAATATCTAACCCAGAATCAAATAAAACATATAAAGAAATTGTTGCTAATACTTGGATTTATAATACAAGTTCTACAATAGATATTGAAAGTATATCTGGATCTCTTGTAATATTAAAATCTTTTGTTGATAGATCACAATTAAAAAAAGGTGATGAAATAGAAATTTTAGAATTAGGATCAAATACTGTAATATATCCAACTACAACTTCAAACATCCCATACGTAGATTCTACGATAAGTTCATCATCAAAACAAATTTCTTTATCCAATTTTAATTTTATTTCACAAAGTAATAAAACATACTCTTTGAGAAGAAGAATTAAAAAAGCAAGTAGCTCACTTGTTCCTTTTCAATATGGAAATAATACATTTGTTTCTGATGTTCAAAATGTATACGTAGATCAAGAAAATTTGTATGTTGCTTCAAATTCTTTACCCTCATATACAGGAAATACAAATTTCTTTGATTATCAAATAACAGCAAATGTAAAAAAATCAACTTTAACTTCATCTTCAGGAAATTTACTTGATATAAATTCTTCGACTGGAAATTATACTACATTAACTTTTGATAATGATGTTCCGTTTATTTCTGGAGATAAAATATATTATTCACCAGCATCTGGATCAACTGCATTGACCGGATTGGAAGTAGGATTTTATTATGTAAAAGTTTTATCAAATCCAAAGAGTATAAAATTATTTTCTTCACTAACATTTATTGATAATGAGTCTGATGCATTGCAGTTCAACTCTCCAATTTCTGGATTGGGTGAACAAACATTTACTTTATATTCTCAAAGATCATCAATAATAAATCCCGATAAGATTTTAAAAAAAATTCCATTATCCCAACCAAATATTGAGAATGGGACAAAGGAAGAGACAGTTCCTGGATCTGTAGGAATTTTAGTTAATGGAGTTGAAATTAATAATTATAAAACTACTGATAAAATTTATTATGGACCATTAAAAAATCTCAAGGTTTTGTTTGGTGGTAGTGGATATGATCTAATTAACCCACCAAAAGTGCAACCATCTGCATCTTCTGGTCTTGGAACTAATGCTTTAGTTCAACCTGTTATTTCTGGAACCATCGAAAAGATTTTTGTTGATGAGCAAAATTTTGATATTGATACTGGATCGGCAATAAAAGTTATTGGTGGAAATATTACTGGTGGAAGTTTTGATCCTGTTATTGTTAAGAGAAGAAGAGAAATTTTATTTGATGGTAGATCTACCACTGAAAATGGTGGAGTAGATGTTACCACTAATCAAATAACTTTTGTTGAGGATCATAATTTATCAAATGGTGAGGAAATAATTTATAGAAATAATGGAAATCCAAATATCAGTATTGGAATAGGATTATCATCTCTAATTGATAATTCGACATATTATGCAAAAGTAGATAATAATTCAACTATTCAAATATTTGAATCTTTTGATGATTATTTGAATAATACTAATGTTGTTGGATTAGCAGACACTAGTTTATCAGGAACACATAAGTTCTTAACTGGAGAATTAAAAAATACTATAACAAAAATTAATATAATTGATGGTGGAAAAGTAACTAATAGAAAATTATTAGTAAAACCATCAGGGATTACTACATCAAATGATACTATCAACTTTGAAAATCATGGGTTTTTAAAGGGAGAGATTGTAGAGTATAATGCAGTTTCTGGAATTGGATCGACTCAACCACAAACAATTTCTGGATTAACAACAACAAATCAGTATTATGTTTTACCTTTAAATTTGAATAGTTTTAGATTATGCGATGCTGGAATTGGTGGAACTAATTTTACCAATTTTGAACGAGAGGATTATATAAATCTTGAGACTTCTGGAACTGGATTTCAACAATTTAAATATCCCGATATTGCGGTCAATGTCGAATTCACCTCTAGCGGAATTGGAACAACTACTCAAGTTAAAACTCTTGTAACTACACCAGTTGTAAAAGGTGAAATTATAGATGCTTATCTTTATGAAGAAGGCACAAAATATGGTTCTACAATCAAAAATTTTGAAAGAAAACCCAATTTTACAATAAAAACTGGAAAAAATGCTCAAGTCAAACCAATTATTGTCAATGGATCTGTCGTAGATGCTAATTTGCAATTTGGTGGATTTGATTATTTTTCAATTCCAGAACTAAAAGTCGTTGATCCTTCTGGATCTGGATCTGGTGCTGAAATTAGAGCAACTATTTCTGAAGGTAAAGTTAATATCGTAGTAGTTGTAAATCCTGGAATTGGATATTCTACTACTACTAGAGTGGATGTAATTTCCAGTGGAAAAGATGCTTTATTTGAATCTAATGTTAGATCTCTTAATATAAATCAAACAGAATTAACTGCAGATGATAATTATCAAATATTTGCAGAATCAGAAAAGGGACTTTCATATTACTCTACTGGATATTCTGAAATCGTAAGAAATGCATTTCAAGATACGGAAAATTCACTATCCGATATTATCGGATGGGCATATGATGGAAATCCAATATATGGACCTTTTGGATTATCAGATCCAAAAAATATAAATT